CTGGATTACAATGATCAATACATTCGGGGTTGGAGTCGTAAAGATTCTGAACACGCAGTTGGTATTGATGTCCGTTCTTTTGATTGGCACATCTTAATGCAACGCGTTTTGACTCACCCTTATAATTTGTCTATTGATCATAAAAGCTTCGACGCAACCATCAATGCAAAATGGTTTGATGCTATTTTCATGCTTCGGTCTGAGCTGTTGGATCTTTCCCTTCGGGAACACGCACTTTTTAGTGCTTGTTATAAGGCCCTCCGTAGCTCCCACGTGATTCTTTGCAATGGTGATATCTTTACTGTCGATGGGGGAAACATGTCGGGTTCCCCCTGTACAACTGAAGATAACTGTATGGTAAATTCCTGTTCTAATGGAATGGTTTTAAGCCAAATGGATGTTGATTATACACAAGTGGTCTATGGTGATGATGCTTTAATCACCACGTCATCAAGAGTTGATTTTGATGAATTTTGTGTTTTGAAACAAAACCTTGGTTTAATTATAAAGCCTGAGTTTGACACTAGTTTAATTAAAAATCGAAACATTTGTTTCCTTTCTCGTGCCAACAAGTGTGTTAATGGTCTGGACTTTTCAATAAGTTCTAACCCTGACAAATTACTTGTTTCAGCCTTTGTAACCAATACTCGCGATCATAAGTTGCAGTTTGCCAAGTTATGCGCAATTCGTGAAGTTCTTTTTGGGTGTGAACCCCATTTCACACTTATGGATAATGTGATTCGTCGTGTTATTACTAGTTTTAGTTTTCCACGCGGCTTTGTAGCCTCACATTATCGAAGTCGTTCTCATCTTATCGCTCTCAGAGGTGTTTTTCACTAATCTGATTGAGCATCACTAGGTTATTAAAGCTTTACGCGCCTAGTGAAAAAGAGAATGAGTGTACAACAACCACGTTCTTCCGAATTAACTTCTTCTGCAACCGCTTCTAGAAGTAGAAGCCGATCCCGTCAGTCTCGTCGAGGCAATAATAGGGGCCGCTCCCGCTCTAGAGCGCCCCCAGAGGTCAAACTTGATCTCTCAAAGGTCCGTGAGCAAAAGCTTGCATCCTTTAAGTCTGCGATAACTAGGCAAAATGGCATGACTTCGAGAGAGAAGTATTTGGACACCCTTAGTCCTTATTACCGCTCGATAAAAGATCCCTTTCGCCATACTGGCGCTAAGATTCCTGATCCCACATGTTTCCCTAGTTCTACCTTTACGGTAACTTTCCGTCAAACCGTTTCTGCTAAAACCTCAACAAACGGTACTAGCCCTGGTGTTGATCACTTCGCCGGCTTTGCGCTTGATTCTTTAAGCCCGGAACGCACTCTTTGGGTTGCTGATACAATGGACGATGCCACTAAAACCATAAAATGGATTCCTTTACCTGGATCCATTAATGGCAATGTCCCCCAAATTGATGAAATCAAAAAGCTTTATAGGCTTGTGCGACCAGTGTCTGCTGGTTTGTGTGTATTTCGTGACATGGCGTCACTTAATGATCAAGGGGTAGTAACTTGTGTGACGGTTCCCACTGAAACTCCACAAGTTGCACTTGGTCCTTTACCACCTCTTTCCAGATATACCCTATCTGAAGACCCCCAGTTTTCAAACTTTACAAACCTTCAACAAGCATTCACTGCTGTTCAATCCCCTGTCAGAGATGGCGGCGCACTTTGTATCTACAAACCTGCCGACCCCACATGCCACCAATACACCACTATTGGTTATGATGAAACTGCCAGCGAAAGCAATTTTGCTCTGCCATATTATGGCGGCATGATCATCTTGGTAAATGGCTTAGCTCCTGGAGTTCCTTTAACCTTCGTAGTTCGTATTAACTATGAGGCTGTTCCCTATATTAACTCCTTTAGCTTGGTTAGTCCATCTCCCTCCCCACGTGATTCCCAGGAATTGGACGAGGTTATAAACCACGTCCAGAGCATTCCCTCAATCCGCGCTGGCACTGAATCTACTAGACCAGCGCAGGAAGCAGCTACTGTTGGTGTTAGCCATGGCAATCAAAAGCCCGCACCAAAATCTAGCTTTGTTTCACGTTTGGGTAAAGGTCTGTTTACAGGCTTCAAAGCACTTGCTCCTTTGCTCGAGACCCTCCTTTAGTGGGGTTTTAGGCACTTGCTTTCCCCACTACGAATAGAGGCTCCCCTTAATCGGGGCCTGACATAATCGAC